GTGAAGATACTGGAATCCCAGAAGAAGATTACCTATCTGCCCACCAACTCCTCCTACCAGGTGCTGTCGGCGGATGTGGCAAACAAGCACGGCTTTAACACCCACGGCGTGATCTTCGATGAGCTGCATACCCAGCCCAACCGGAAACTCTTTGACGTCATGCTCCAGGGCTCTGGTGATGCCCGGATGCAGCCGCTGTATTTCCTGATCACCACGGCGGGCAACGACACCAACTCCATCTGCTACGAGGTACACCAGAAAGCCATTGATATCGCAGAAGGCAGGAAGGTCGATCCTACTTTCTATTCTGTCATTTACGGTGCTGCCGAGGATGAGGACTGGACAGACCCCAAGGTGTGGAAAAAGGCTAACCCGTCCCTCGGCATCACGGTAGGTATCGACAAGGTCAAAGCGGCTTGTGAATCTGCCCAGCAGAATCCTGGTGAGGAGAATGCTTTCCGGCAGCTTAGGCTCAACCAGTGGGTAAAGCAGTCTGTCCGCTGGATGCCGATGGACAAGTGGGACGCCTGTGCCTTCCCGGTCTCCGAGGATGATCTGGAAGGGCGCATCTGCTACGGAGGTCTGGACTTATCCTCCACCACGGACATCACAGCCTTTGTGCTGGTCTTTCCACCCTTGGACGAGGAGGACAAATACTATGTTCTGCCTTACTTCTGGATACCGGAGGAAACCCTCGATCTCCGTGTGCGCCGTGACCATGTCCCCTATGACCTGTGGGAGCGCCAGGGTGTGCTGATGACCACCGAGGGCAATGTGGTCCACTATGGCTACATTGAGAAATTTATCGAGAACCTCGGCGAACGGTTCAACATCCGTGAGATCGCCTTTGACCGATGGGGCGCTGTGCAGATGGTGCAGAACCTGGAGGGCATGGGCTTTACAGTAGTCCCATTCGGACAGGGCTTTAAGGATATGAGTCCTCCTACCAAGGAACTGATGAAGCTGGTGCTGGAGGAAAAGATCGCCCACGGCGGCCACCCAGTGCTGCGGTGGATGATGGACAACATCTACATCCGCACCGACCCGGCAGGCAACATCAAGGCGGACAAGGAAAAATCCACAGAGAAGATCGACGGGGCCATCGCCACCATTATGGGGCTTGACCGTGCGATCCGCTGCGGCAACGATACGGGAGCTTCGGTTTATGACAGCCGGGGCCTTTTGTTTATTTGAGGAAGGACGGTGATCACATATGGGTATCTTTTCAGGGCTTTTCCGTTCCAGGGACAAGCCCCAGAACCGCACTACTGGCAGTGCCTACAGCTTTTTCTTTGGCAATAGCTCGGCGGGCAAGCGCGTCAATGAACGCTCCGCCATGCAGATGACAGCGGTGTATTCCTGCGTCCGCATCCTGGCGGAAGCGGTGGCAGGTCTGCCGCTGCACCTCTACTGTTACAAGGAGGACGGTGGCAAGGAGAAAGCCATCGACCACCCGCTGTATCTGCTTCTCCACGATGAGCCGAACCCGGAGATGAGTTCTTTCGTGTTCCGGGAAACCCTCATGACGCACCTGCTCCTGTGGGGCAACGCCTACGCCCAGATCATCCGTAACGGTAAAGGTGAGGTCATTGCCCTCTATCCGCTGATGCCGGACAGGATGACGGTGGACCGTGACAGGGACGGCAAGCTCTACTACGAATACACGGTCAGTACGGACGATACGCCCACAGTCAAGGGCACAGTCGTGCGGCTGAATCCTTCGGATGTGCTGCACATTCCTGGCCTAGGTTTTGACGGTCTGGTGGGCTATTCCCCCATAGCGATGGCGAAAAACGCCATCGGCATGGCAATCGCCTGTGAGGAGTATGGTGCGAAGTTCTTTGCTAACGGCGCAGCACCCGGCGGCGTGCTGGAGCATCCGGGAACCATCAAAGACCCCGGCCGTGTCCGGGAAAGCTGGCAGTCCACCTTCGGCGGCAGCGGCAACAGCAATAAGATAGCCGTTTTGGAGGAGGGCATGAAATATACGCCTATTGGCATCTCCCCAGAACAGGCGCAGTTTTTGGAAACGAGAAAGTTCCAGATCAACGAGATTGCCCGTATTTTCCGAGTGCCACCCCATATGGTTGGCGACCTGGAAAAGTCCAGCTTCTCCAATATTGAGCAACAGTCGCTGGAGTTCGTGAAATACACGCTGGAGCCCTGGCTCGTGCGCTGGGAGCAATCCATCCAGCGGACGCTCTTTTCCGCAGAGGAAAAGAAACAGTATTTTACCAAATTCAATGTGGAAGGTCTGCTCCGTGGGGATTATGCCAGCCGCATGAACGGCTACGCCACCGCAAGGCAGAACGGCTGGATGAGCGCCAACGACATCCGGGAACTGGAGAACATGGATCGCATCCCCGCTGAGGATGGCGGCGATCTCTACCTTATCAACGGCAATATGCTCCCGCTTGGCAACGCCGGAGCTTTTGCAGATACACAACCGAACGATGACGGAAAGGAGGAAAACCCCGATGAAGAAGTTCTGGAAGTGGAAAAACAGGACGGTGAGGAATCAGGAGAATCAGACGGAAACAGTGGAGAGAACGCTGTTCCTGAACGGCACCATCGCCGAGGAAAGCTGGTTTGATGATGATGTCACGCCCCAGCTTTTCAAGGAGGAGCTGATGTCTGGCTCCGGCGACATCACGGTCTGGATCAACAGCCCCGGCGGCGATTGTGTGGCTGCGGCCCAGATCTATAACATGCTAATGGATTATCCGCACAATGTCACGGTCAAGATCGATGGCATTGCGGCATCTGCGGCAAGCGTGATCGCTATGGCAGGCACAAAGGTGCTGGTCAGCCCCGTCTCCATGATGATGATCCACAATCCTATGACCGTGGCGATGGGTGATACCGCAGAGATGCAGAAGGCCATCGAGATGCTTGGGAGCGTCAAGGATTCCATCATCAATGCATATGAGATCAAGACCGGTCTGTCCCGCGCACGGCTCTCCCACCTTATGGACGCAGAGACCTGGATGGACGCGGGAAAGGCAGTAGAGCTTGGCTTTGCCGATGAGATTCTCAAACGCGCCGATGTGCCAGAGGACATGGAGCCGCCTGCGGTGTCCATGCTGTATTCCAAAGCCGCTGTGGTCAATTCCCTCAAGGATAAAATCGCAGCGAAATGTAAGACCAATCCTAAGAAAACTGAAAACCCTAAACCCCAGGGCCGCTCCGTGGATAGTCTCTACGAGCGGCTTAATTTGATGAAATATTAAGGAGGATAACGACTATGACTATTCTTGAACTGCGTGAAAAGCGCGCCAAAGCCTGGGAGGCCACCAAGGCGTTCCTGGATTCCCACAGAAACGAAAAAGGTATGCTGTCTGCTGAGGACGATGCCACCTACTCCCGCATGGAGCAGGAAATCACCGACCTGGGCAAGGAGATTGCCCGTCTGGAGCGCCAGGAGGCGCTGGATGCGGAGCTGAACCGTCCGGTGAACAAGCCCCTCACCGGCAAGCCCATGAACGGCAAGGAGACTGCCAAGACCGGCCGTGCCACCGATGAGTACCGCCAGAACTTCTGGAACATGATGCGTTCCAAGACTCCGATGCCCACCGTGATGAACGCCCTTCAGATCGGTACCGATTCCGAGGGCGGGTATCTGGTTCCTGACGAGTATGAGCGTACTCTGGTAGAAGCTCTGGAGGAAGAGAACATCTTCCGTCAGCTGGCAAAAATCATTCAGACCTCCAGCGGCGACCGCAAGATCCCCGTGGTAGCCACCAAGGGCACTGCGTCCTGGATCGATGAGGAGGGCGCATACCTGGAGAGCGATGATTCCTTCGGGCAGGTGTCCATCGGCGCTTACAAGCTGGGCACCATGATCAAGGTTTCCGAGGAACTGCTCAACGACAGCGTCTTTGACCTGGAGAGCTACATCTCCCGTGAGTTTGCCCGTCGTATCGGTGCCAAAGAGGAGGAGTCCTTCTTCACTGGAGACGGTACTGGAAAACCCCTGGGCATTCTTGCCGCCACGGGCGGTGCTGAGACCGGCATTACCGCCGCGTCCGCTACGGCGATCACTGCCGATGAACTGATCGACCTGTTCTACTCCCTGAAAGCCCCTTACCGCAGAAACGCCGTGTGGGTGCTGAACGATTCCACCATCAAGGCTATCCGCAAGCTGAAGGACAACCAGGGTCAGTACCTCTGGCAGCCTTCCCTGACCGCAGGTGCGCCTGACCTGCTGCTCGGTAAGCCGGTACGCACCTCTGCGTATATGCCTGCCATTGCAGCAGACGCCAAGACCATCGCCTTCGGTGATTTCAGCTATTACTGGATCGCGGACCGCCAGGGGCGCTCCTTCAAGCGTCTCAACGAACTGTATGCCGCTACCGGACAGGTTGGTTTCCTTGCCTCCCAGCGTGTGGACGGCAAGCTGATCCTGCCGGAGGCCATCAAGGTGCTGGCGCAGAAGTCAGCGGGCTAATGATGAAGGGAGGCGGCGGTGATGGAAGCACTTCTTTCTAAGGTCAAAGCCAATCTCATTCTGGAGCATTCGGCGGACGATGAGCTTCTGAAGGACTACATCGCCGCTGCCGTTTCCTATGCGGAGAGCTACCAGCATATCCCGGAGGGCTACTACACAGAAAATGCGATGCCGGCCACTACCGAACAGGCGGTGATCATGCTGGCATCGCATTTCTATGAGTCCAGGGATGGCTCCACAGGCGGCTTCTTCGCAGACAACACCAATGCGGCACAGCAGGTGTGGAACACGGTCAATCTTCTGCTGCGGCTTGACCGGGATTGGAAGGTGTGAGTATGAGCTTTGGCAAGATGAACACCTTCATTTCCATCGTAGAGAAACAGTTCATACAGGATGAGGACGGCTTCAAGACGGAAACAGATGTGACCGTGGCAGAGGTTCGGGCATACCGGGAAGGTCGGCATGGCAGTGAGAAATGGGCGAACATGGCGTCTTTTTCCACTGCCACCGACCTTTTTCGGTTCCGAGTGATTCCTGACCTTACCGTGACTACGGATATGCGAATCCTCTGCGAAGGGCATACCTTCGAGATCACTTCTGTGGAGGATGTCAAAGGCAGAGGGATGTATCTGGAGGTACTGGGGACGGAGGTGCATTAGAGATCCCCGGAAAGCCGTATGGCTTTTTGGGGAGAGGACGAGCACCGGAATGAATGAGCTTTCGTGCCTGCACGGAAGCGAACGATATGGAGGTTGTGAGGACGATGGCTAAGGCAACATGGAAAATGCCTGAGGACTTTCTGATGAAGGTATCCCGGCTGGCGGATAAGACGGATGAGATCATCCCGAAAGTGCTGGAGGCGGGTGCAGAGGTCGTGGAGGACAAGGTGCGCTCCAACCTGCAGTCTGTCATTGGCAGCGGGACAAAGTATGACTCCAGAAGCACAGGTGAGCTTTTGCGCTCCCTTGGCACTTCTCCCGCCCTGCAGGACAGGAACGGGGATTTTGACATAAAGGTGGGCTTTTCCGAGCCTCGTTCGGACGGCGACAGTAACGCCAAGATTGCCACCATCCTGGAATACGGCAAAAGCGGCCAGCCTGCAAAGCCGTTTCTGAAGCCCGCCCGGTCAGCGTCCAAAAACGCCTGTATCAGCGCCATGAAGGCAAAGCTGGACGAGGAGGTGGAGAACATTTGAGTTTACTTTCGGAACTGAAAACTGTGATAGAGGCAGTCGGTCTGCCTGTGGAGACTGGCGTGTTCTCCGATGAGCCGCCGGAGGAGTATGTGGTGGTCACGCCGCTTGCGGATACCTACGAGCTTCATGCGGATAATCTGCCGGAATACGAGACCCAGGAGGCGCAGCTCTCCCTGTTCTCCAGGGGAAATTATCTGAAGCGGAAAAAGCAGCTTTCAAAAGCCCTGCTTGCCGCTAATTTTACCATTACGGACAGACGGTATATCGGGCATGAGGACGATACCGATTACCACCACTACGCCATTGACGTGGCGAAACTGTATAGATTGGAGGAATGAGATATGGCTACCATTGGCCTTGATAAACTTTTCTATTCAAAAATCACGGAGGATGAGGATGGCAACGAAACCTATGCCACTCCAGCATCCCTTGCGAAAGCCATGACAGCAGAGCTTTCCGTGGAGCTTGCGGAGGCGACGCTGTATGCGGACGATGGCGCTGCGGAGGTGGTGAAGGAGTTCCAGAGCGGCACCCTCACCCTTGGCGTGGATGATATCGGCGCAGCCGCCGCATCTGACCTGACGGGAGCGGTGATCGACCAGAACGGCGTCAACATCTCCGCCAGCGAGGACGGCGGCGCTCCTGTAGCCATTGGCTTTCGTGCAAAGAAAGCAAACGGCAAGTACCGCTACTTCTGGCTGTACAAGGTGAAGTTCGGCATCCCTGCTACCAACCTGACTACCAAGGGCGAGAGCATCGAGTTCTCCACGCCCACCATCGAGGGGACGGTCATGCGCCGTAACAAGGTGGACGGCCAGGGCAAGCACCCTTGGAAAGCCGAGGTCACTGAGGGGGACGCAGGTGTGTCCGCATCGACTATCACCAACTGGTACCAGGAAGTCTACGAACCGTCCTATGCGGAAACCACTGCGGCTTCTCTGGACGGCGAAGGTTAAGGAGGATCTGAGTCATGGATGAAAGAACAGCGATGGTCACCATCGGCGGCGTGGAATATGAAATGCTTCTGACCACCCGTGCTACAAAGCAGATCGCCGGACGCTACGGGGGCTTAGAGAATCTGGGCGAAAAGCTGATGAAAGCAGAGAATTTTGAAATGGCGCTGGACGAGATTGTCTGGCTCATTACGCTCCTTTGCAACCAGCCCATTCTCGTCCACAATCTGAAACACCCGGAGGACAAAAAGCCGGAACTGACTGCCGAGGAGGTGGAGCTTCTCACCTCCCCGATGGAGTTGACCGACTACAAGGACGCCATCATGAAGGCAATGTACCGGGGTACCAAGCGGAACGTGGAAAGTGAGCCGGAGGGAAAAAACACGGCGGCCGGGTAAGTGATGAGGAGTTGTTTACCCGGCTTTTGTATTACGGCATGGCCCATCTGAGTCTCTCGCAGGATGAGGTGTGGCTCATGCCGTTTGGTTTGCTTATGGATCTCTGGGAATGCCATAAGCAGTTTATGGGGATCGCAAAGCCGAAGCAGGTGCTGACCATTGACGATGTGATTCCCTATGGAATTTAACGTGGTCCCCGAAAAGCCGTATGGCTTTTTGGGGAGAGGACGAATGACGGAATGAGCGAGTTTTCGTGTTTACACGGAAACGAGGGATATGAAGTCCATGAGGACGAAGGAAGGAGGTGCAGCCCGTGGCGGATAATTTCGGTCTAAAGATTGGCATTGAGGGCGAGAAGGAATTTAAAAAGGCTCTGTCCGAGATCAACCAGTCCTTCAAGGTGCTTGGCTCCGAGATGAAGCTGGTGTCCTCGCAGTTTGATAAAAACGATAAGTCCGTGCAGGCGCTTTCCGCAAGGAACACTGTGCTGAATAAGGAAATCGACGCCCAGCGCCAGAAGATCGAAACGCTGCGGGCTGCCCTCCAGAATGCCGCCGACTCCTTTGGGGAGAACGACCGCCGCACCCAGAATTGGCAGATCCAGCTGAATAATGCGGAAGCTGCCTTAAACAGCATGGAGCGGGAGCTTTCCGATAATGAGCGCGCCATTGAAGCCCTATCCCAGGAGGAAACGGACGCGGCGGACGCTACGGAACGGCTCTCCCGTGAGATCGCCCAGCAGGAGGATGCGCTTGCCGGGATGAAGCGTGCCTATTCCAATGCCGTTCTGCAGTACGGCAAGGGCTCCAGCGAGGCAAAGGAGCTGGAAGGACGCATCTCCCAGCTTTCCGGGGAACTTAGGGAAAACCGGGAGCGGATGAAGGACGCCGGGGATGTGGCGGAGGATTTGGGCGATTCGCTGGAGGATGCCTCCGAAGGGGCGGACAAATTAGGCTCCGGCCTTTCGGTGGCTACGGTGGCGATGGGCAACCTCATCTCCTCCGGTATCCAGGCGGCGCTAAACGGCATCAAGGAGCTTGGCAGCGCTATCTGGAACCTGGACGAAGCCACGGAGGAATACAGGGTAGCCCAGGGTAAGCTGACCACCGCCTTTGAAGCGGCCGGCTACAGCGGCGAAGCGGCGCAGAAGTCTTACAACGAGTTTTACAAGATCCTTGGCGATACGGATACGGCAACGGAAGCCTCACAGCTTTTGGCACAGCTTGCCCAAAACGAGCAGGACATCACCAAGTGGACAAACATTGCCGCAGGCGTTTACGGCACTTTTGGCGATGCCCTCCCCATCGAGGGCATGATCGAGTCGGCAAACGAGACTGCCAAGGTGGGACAGGTCACGGGCTCCCTGGCGGACGCCTTAAACTGGGTGGGCATCAGCGAGGACGAATTTAACGAGAAGCTGGCGGCCTGCTCGGATGAGAGCGAACGGAACCGTCTCATCATGGAGACCCTCTCTGGGGCGTATGACGAGGCAAGCGGCGCGTTTTACCGAAACAATGAGGCGCTGGTGGCATCCAGGGAAGGACAGGCGCAGCTGGATGAAACCCTTGCGGGGCTTGGGGAGACCATCTCCAATGTAAAAAACAGCCTGCGGGCGGAGTTCCTTCCCGCCATCTCCGAGGTCATCTCTGCCTTTACCGATATGATAAACGGCGTGGACGGTGCGGATGAAGCCTTTGCGGGAGCCATTACGGGGCTTGTGAATACGGCGGTCTCCATGCTGCCGCAGTTTGTGGACACCGGGATGCAGATATTGACCTCGCTTCTTTCCGGCATCATCCAGAGCCTTCCTGCTGTGGTGGAGGGTGCGGCGCAGATCATTGTCACCCTTGCACAGGGAATTGCGGAGGCTGTGCCTACCCTGATTCCGCAGATTGTCCTTGTGGTGACGCAGATCGTGCAGACGCTGATTGAAAATCTGCCCATGATTTTAGATGCGGCACTGCAGCTGATCCTTGGACTGGCACAGGGGCTTCTGGACGCTATTCCCGTGTTGGTTGCAGCTTTGCCCGCCATCATCACGGCACTGGTGGAGTTTATCGTGGGGGCGATTCCGCAGATCATTGACGCCGGGATACAGCTTCTGACCTCGCTCATTTCCGCACTGCCAGAGATCATCACGGCCATTGTAGCGGCGATTCCGCAGATCATTGACGGGCTGGTGACGGCCATCCTCGGCAGCATCCCCCAGATCATTGACGCAGGGGTGAACCTGCTGATTTCCCTGATCCAGAACCTGCCGACCATCATTACCACCATTGTGGGGGCGATCCCGCAGATTATTTCCTCGCTGGTAAACGCCATCTTAAACAGCATCCCGCAGATCATCCAGGCAGGCGTGCAGCTATTTGTGTCGCTGATCCAGAACCTGCCCACCATCATCGTGGAGATCGTAAAGGCGGTGCCGCAGATCATTGCGGGGATTGTGAATGCCTTTACCTCGTCTATGGGCCAGATTGTCAACATCGGCAAGAACATCGTGCAGGGGCTGTGGCAGGGTATCCAGAGCCTTGCCGGATGGATCTGGGACAAAGTCTCCGGCTGGATTTCCGGCATCTGGGACGGGATCTGCAGCTTCTTCGGCATCAACTCGCCCTCGAAGGAAATGGCCTGGGTGGGCGAGATGCTGGGCAGGGGCCTTGCCGGCGGTATTGAGGACAGCGCCGGTGAAGCGGTCAGCGCCGCAGAGGATTTGAACAACGGCATTCTGGGCGTGATGAACGGCCTGGCGGCGGATATGCAGTCCGCTGTTCCCTCGAACTTTGCCTTTGACACAGCCGGGACGGTGGGTTCCGTGGCCGGCGGCATGGGCGGAACGGGCGGCTCCTCTTTTGGAACCCTCATTACCATCCAACAGATGATTGTCCGCAGCGAGGATGATATCCGCAGGATTTCCCAGGAGCTTTACAACCTGATCCAGACTGGTTCCCGTGCCCAAGGACGGTTCAGTACGGCATAAAGGAGGGATATGCTTTGGGCTTTTCATACAATGACGTCACTTCAAAGAGCATGGGGCTGAAAGCAAGACTGACCTCCTGGCAGGTCAGCGGTCGGCTCCGAAACTTTACAACCACCGTTCCCGGAAAGTATGGCGTTACTGACTTTGGGGCGGACTTTGACTACCGGGAGATCGTGGTCTCCTGCAGCATCTTCCCAAGGCACAGCTTTCCCGCCCTGGTTTCCACGCTGGATGATATTGCGGCGTGGCTTGACCCGGTGGGCGGCTTGAAGCAGCTGATTCTTGACGATGTGCCAGATCGGTATTTTATGGCAAGGCTGAACGCTGCGGTGGAGTGTGAACGGCTCCTGCGCTCCTCCGGCAGTTTTGATTTGACCTTTTTCTGCCCTGACCCCTTTGGCTATGCCATCGAGGATGAAAACTTTTCTGTCACGGCGGCGGGCAGTCACACCATAACCCGTCATACCGGGAACATGGAGTCGAATCCCATCTACCGCATTGAGGGAGAAATTACCTCCGGGGCTGGAAACTATATCAGCATTACCACCAACGGGCAGGAATTAAAGATCGTTAACGCCACCCTTGCGGCGGGCGAAACGCTGGTGGTGGATACCGACCGCATGACCGCCTATGTGGAGGATGAAAACGGTACTACAGTGCGAAACGGGCTGCCCTATCTGGAGGAGCTGAATTTTCCCACGCTTTCTGTGGGCGACAACACAGTCTCTGTGGCAGCGGCAAACGCTGTATTTACGGGGCTGGAAATACAGGCAAGGAGCAGATGGAGGTGAGCGGCTTTGTCTTTAAAAACAATACTGAATAAACAGACAGACTTCACAGGCGAGTTCCCTGCCGAGTGGGCAAAAGATGGCCTTTGGCGGATGAATGAATCTGCTCCTGATGAAAACAACAATCTCTTGGACTCCTCCGGTGCGGAAAGGCCTGCTTTCATTAACAACTGGAGCGGCACCACCGCATCGATGCGGAGCGGGCAGAAAGGCAATTACTTCCGTTTTAATATCAATAATCCTTCCACAGAGCAGACCTATCTGAAGGTTACCAATGACGGCACCATTTTTGCAGAGCTTGGAGGGCGCATCCTCTGCGGCGGCTGGATGAACCCCACCACCTATTCCGTGGGGAACACCTATTGCCCGATCTTCAATACCCGGTACGGGCCGGGGCAGCCGATTTTCTACCTGTCCCTCATCCGGGGCAATCCGAGGATCATGCTCTACAACGATACCGGCTCTCTGATCCTGGACGAGTCGGTGGACCCGCCCTTTTCCCTGGTCAACGGCGGCTGGTACTTTATCGCCTGCCTGATCGAGCCGGATAACAAGACGGCGCAGTATGTGGTGGGCGACCGGGGCAGCGGCACGGTGTGGGCGTCGGAGGTACTTTCCTTTACCGGGGAACTAAACCGCTCCTGCACGGCGGATTTAATTCTGGGGATGCACGCCGACTCCTACTGGTACGCCGGAGGGCTGGACGATTGGTTTTTGGACTGTGACACCCAGCTTACCGCAGAGGACCTGGAAAACTACTTCCTTTCCTCCCTCTGCGCCAACGGCGGCGATACTTCCGGGGATGTGGACGGCATCACGGAGCCGGGGGCGGTCACGCTCCGGGCATCAAGCGGCGGTTACCCTTCGGAAGGTGTACTGACCACAGCAGCGGCAGACTGCAATCTCTCCGGCACCGGGCGTGTGTCTGTGACCAGCGAGTACATCTCCGGTGCCACGGCGGTTTCCCTGGTGGAGACTTCCACCAGCGATGACCTGGAGGAATGGAGCGATTGGGCGGCAGTCCCTTCGGACGGGAAACTGGTGTCCCCCAACCGGGCGTATATCCGGTTCCGGGTAACGCTGACTACCACAGACACCTCCCGGACACCGAAGGTTATCGACATCCGGCTCTATGACATCCCGAAAGCGCCCTATGAGAAGATTGGGTATGCACGGCCAGTGGTATTGGACAATAACGGCGCATGGGAGGCGGTACTGGAAAACGCTTATGACATCATTGTGACCAGCGAGATCAACGGCGA